TGGAGTCCTCGACCATGGCCGACCTCTGCTGTCTGCCGGCGGATCCTGACTGATAGTCGAGCCAGCCGGTCAGCCGGGCGATGTCTGTCCACGCCCCGGTGGATTCCCCGATGCTGTTGGTCTCACCGGAATAGGTCTGCAGGACGGCCGTCTTATTGCCGTGAACCTTCTTCATGTCAGAACCTCGCTTTCCGGTAAGGCCCCAGGAATCCCAGGAGGGACACAGGATAGCCCATGACCGTGTTGGACGCGTCCACGCCTGCATAAGTGACCGTGTGTCTGGACAGGGTCTCGGACGCGACGCCCGTTTTATCCCCCATGGTCACCATCCAGTTCATCATGCGGACCGCGCCGGCAATGACGTCCTTTGGGTACTGGACCTTTGTCACAAGGTTCCAGTCCAGCGCAAAGAGGTCGCTGTCCACGGTCACCGTACCAGCCTCTGCGTCCACGGCCTCGATGACATACAGGCCGTCGTTGACGCCTGTCTCTGTGATCTGGACCGTGTCTCCGGGCCGGAAGAACTCCAGCGTACCCTCTGTCAGGGCCAGCACAGGGCCGTTGCTGGACGCCCCCATGCGCGCCCTGCGGACCTGGAACCTGTTATTGGTATAAGACCTTATCGCCGATTCGACGCTGGCGATGAGCGCCGTCAGCTCCGCATAAGACATGCTTTCAAATGTGCTGTCGGCCGGGATCAGATCTTCAGGTGTCATCAGCATGGGGTTTACCTCTCTTCCTGTCGGTCCTGGCCGGGATGCTCGACGCCTTCCCGGCCTTTGCCCGTACCGATACCTCGCTCAGCAGGCCTGCCGGCTTCTTGTTCGTCCGGGGGCCGATCGTGAAGGACCGGTCCCCCAGGGAGACTGTAAATACAGTGCCATCAGGCGCTACATAATACGGCAGGCTGTCGATGATGGTGAATGTCATGTGCTGCTCCTTTATGCCGCGGGGTTATCAGCCGTTGGACTTGATCAGGCCCATACGGACGTTCTTGTGGTTGAATTTGAGCGCCCAGTTCGCGGCTGTGCCCAGCTCTGCGAAGGTGGGAGACTCCTTGGCGATGTTGTCGACCGCCAGAGACAGGCCGTTGGGATGGAGGACCTTGCCCTGCTTGGTGTACAGCTTCTCTGTGCCGGCAGCAGTCTCGGGATCATATTCGGTCTCGTAAGGGTGCTCGTAGTTGGTCTTGTCCGCAGACAGGAACGCACCTTCACCGAACAGGAAGGTCTTGTATACGGGCAGGGTGCCGGTTGTGTCGACCGTGCGCAGATCTGTTACCAGGACATGCTTGCCGCCGATCATAGGCAGGGAGACTTCCCTGGTCAGAGCGCCGGCCACGGTGTGCACGTCATACTGGACCAGTTCAAGTTTCTTATAGGCTGCAAAGATCTTGGAGTGCATGACCAGCAGGCCCAGCTGGTTGGCCATATCGCCCAGAGCCGCCTGCTCTGCATCGATCAGTGTGGTGGCGCTGACAACGTTGCCGTCGCCTACTGTAGAACCGGACGCGCAGATGTCAGTTACATGGCCGGACAGACCGGTAAGGCCCAGAACGGTGCCCGCGATGTTCATGAGTTCCTTCTCCCATACCTGGGAATAATAATTCGCTACGCTGGAAGCGATGAAGCCCAGCGGATCAGCGCCGGTCAGCTCCTTGGTGAAGTCCTTCGCCTTGAAGGCCTTCATCCTCTGGATCAGCATGACCGTCTGCTTGTTGCCCGAGATCTCAACGGGGGCGTTGTTTGTCAGGCCGTCGTTGTTAAGGGCGTCCATGCCGGTGTCTTCGACGTTAAGGGGAGTATAGAAAGGGATCGTCGCCACGTTGCCCTGGGAGCCGATGGCGTCCATGATAGACTGATCCTGCTGGATGATACCGGAAGAGATGATCTCATTCTTCCAGAACTGTTTTTCCTGAATGTACTGAGTAAAGACTTCCTCGTCAAAAGGGAAGCCGCCAAAAGAGCCTGTTCTTGCCATTTTGCTACCTCTCTGTATTAGTGCCCCGTCAGCTTCTTATAAGCCTCCGGATTGGTGTTCTTCAGATTCAGCCGCTGGCTGTAATCCATCTTCTGGAACTGCTCGCGGGTCACGGTCTTGTCCTGCCCGTCCGGCAGGGGATTCGGTTCGAAGCGTTTGCCGGACTTGCCTTCGCCGGCGGCGAACATGTTCGGCTTGGCCGTCTTGACATCCCTGATGATGTTGTCGATACCTTTGATCTGGCCGTTCGCGTCCAGCTTCAGCTCATCGCCGTTCCTCTTCACTGTGAAGATCAGGTAGTCGACGTCATCGGCGTTTGCACCGGCAGATACCAGGGCGAACTTCAGGGCATTGTCCCTGCGCTCTTCTTCCAGTTCAGCCTGCAGCTTCTGAACGGTGTTCTGGTAGTCTGCGATCTGCGCCTGCATAGACTCATTGTCCTTTGAGCCCTTTTTCAGGTTGTCGATCAGGGTCTGCGCTTCTGTGTGCTGGGCTGTCAGGGCGTCGAAGTCTGCCTTCAGCTTCGGGTATCTGACATCCATGTTTTCCTCTGAGGCCGTGAAGATCTTATTCGCCTTCATCTCCTCAAGCACCTGTGAGATGACGTCGTCATCCAGTCCGTGCTTTTTTAACAGTTCCTTTAAGGTCATGTGCTGCCCTCCTACGATTTTGTACGGGTTACGTCCCGGTTAATGGATTGCGCTGTGGATTACGGGCACAGCCGGCCGTGGAAGGGTACCAGCGGGTGCTGACCCCGCTCCGGGCAGGATTCCGAAAGACTGCACCGTTCACCGGATGGTACCAAAAAGGACGCCACATAGCAGTCTGTGACGTCCGGGTGAGAAGAATAATATGAAGGTATATATCTATCAGCCTACGACGATGCAGGCGACGATATCCATGTTGTATGTGGCGATCCATGCGCCTTTCCTGATCACGGCGAAAAGGCCATCGGCATAAAGGTAGTCGTCCCAGAACTTCTGCGGGATGACGTCGGTCTTGCCGTCTTTGAAATAGATCCTGATCTTCTGCTTCTTCTTTTTGGCCTTGCTCATGCGCCCTCCTTTATCTGCAGGTACTTATCCTTAAACGCCTGAAAAGAATCCGTCTTGTCCAGATCATAGTAGCTTGCCCTCTGTCTCAGCCGCTCCAGCTCATCCTCATCCAGCGCCCATTTAGCCCTCTGCAGGATAGCGCACCGGCAGTGTATGTCCTCACTGGGCACGCCGAAGCCGCCCGGGTACAGGGCCTTGTGTCCGCTGACGGTGAACTCCTCGTCCACCTCTGCCAGCGTCCCGTCAAGGATCCTGTGGTCCTCACGGGTCCGGTCGTCCAGAGTAGCGTCCCACTGTTTGACCACGTCGGCTCCGGCCTTCTTCGCTTCCTGCTGGGCCGTATAGGCCGCCTCCTGCTGGATGCGGTGGCCCTCGGTGCGTGCGATGCGCTGGGCGTAGTAGGCAGGGTTGTCCGTGCCGGATATGCCCTTGGCCAGCTTCTCTGATATCTGGTACCACGTCTTCCCGGACGCAATGCCGCGGGAGACTTCGGCCTGTACGCGCTTCTTCATGCGGGCCGTACCGCCCTGCAGGGACTTGTACAGGTTGTCTGAGAGCTTGGTGTCGTTGGTGATGGCCCTGTGAGTCCGGGCCTGATCGATGGGGACCGTGATGGGTATCCCCTGGCCATGTATGTCGAACATGACGCCGGCATAGCCGTTTACGTAGCTGTCCTGCAGGAACTCCAGGACAGTGTCGTACTGCTGGGTGTCCAGTGCCCGGATCACTCCGGAGATCTGTCTGGCCAGCATCTGCTGATACCTCTTCTGGTAGATGATCGTCTGCAGGTGCTCCGGCTCCATCTCCTCCCGGAGGGAGAGCGCCTGTATCTGCTTAGCACAGTCTTTCAGCGCTTTGTCATACATTTCCCGGAGGGACTTCAGCGTCTTCTGTTCCGCCTTCAGCTGCGCCTCCAGCGCCTGTTTCTGCCTGTCGTTCATTCAAGACCTCCAGTGCTCCCGCTATGTCCGCTTCAGGATCCTCCGGGAGCTGGTCCTTGATGTCGTCATAATCCCATTCCATGTACTCGCAGATCTTCTGGAGCAGCGTGTCATCGCCGACCAGCGTCTGCAGCATCAGCAGGCTGTTAAGCTGCGCCTGCTTTGTCTGGGCCTC